TCGAATTGTGGCGTCTATGTCCCTTGTTTCGATCTTGCTCGAAATAACGCCCGTTGCGAGGCAACAGGTATGTCGTGATTTCTTGCCAATGTGACCACCAGGTTGCACGCTCAGATCTGAGGTGGCCCCAGCGCGTCAGTAATTTTTCGCGCTTGGTTGTAGCCATAACTTACCCACCCAGTAATGTATTTTTGCCGAGGTTCAACAGGTTTGGATCGATACCCATGTTGCCGGTTAGCATTGTGCCCGAGCCGCCTGTCTGCGCTGCTTGTTCACTTTCAGAAACGATAGAAGATACATCAGCACGCTTTTTGTTCTGCTTGTTGTATTCCATATCGGCTCTTGTTTCTGCTTTCTCGGCCATTTGTTGAGCTTGTGTGTTTGCTCTACGCTGTTCTGCAAGAGCCTTCTCTTGCTCTTTCTTTTGTTCTTCACCACGCTTAATAGTGTACGCTGTACCTACTACCGCTGTGACTGCTGCTGTTACACCCATATCATAACTCCTTAGAAAAGATTATGTCTTGCACCCGGTATTTCATTCTCGGCAGTATTTCCGCAAGAGGGGTGCTTTCTTTTGCGTGCCACAACATAAGTTGGCAACCGAGTGATTTTGCTTTTTCCTCTGTATCCTTCATCAGCTTCATGCCGGCACGGCCCTGACGATATTCTTTCTTCACAAATAAAAGATCGTTTGAGCATAGTTTCATATCCGCATAGTGCAAATGGTTGGTTACAAAGTTTACAGAGTAGCCTATCAAAACATCATCTTGCCAGGCTGCTAAAATAAATATCGTGCCCTGATCTTCTGCAGCTCGATACTTTTCTTCGTATGGTTTCAGCACCATTACATCTTTGTTAAGAGCTATTTCTTCCCAGTGCTCTTCAAATAATGCATATGCCTCGACCAACATTTCATCAACCGTGGCTGGCTTAATGTTTATCATAGCCTACCCCACATTCCTCTAAAATAACTTCATCGTCATCAGTTACGGGCACGCCTCCCATCGGAAACAGATTTGTCACTGCATCGAATATGATATGCACCCTGTCTGTATCGCCTGCATTGTCAGCTGTATGTACCTGTTTATGGTCAAACCACCATACATCACCGACATTGAATACCTGGTTCTGATCGCCACAAGTTTGGCTGCTGTCTTTGTTTGATTGCAAGACTAAATGAAATCTAGCGTAGTAATCTGCATATGATCCCTGGTCATCGTGTGCGTCTACATGACCACCAGGTTTTAGCTTTACGATGAGCACCCGGCCCATCTCTGTCACCTCTAACCAATCAAGCACCGGTTTTAACAATGGTACTAACGCACGTTCCAGGTAATCCATGACCGGATAATCGTATGCGCCCAGGTCAAACATCACGTAGTAATGTGACATCTTCAATGGGCCTCTAACAAAGATGCACTCAGTATCTTTGTGTGCAGAATTGCTAGCCTTTTGCCGTGCCGTTATTTCATCCCATAGCTCTGGCTTTGCTGCCAGTAGCTTGTTTATTGGCCCAACGTCTAACCCTTCTGCAATGCGAATAAAGTTATCATCGGGCTGTTTAGATCGCCTTGTATGGATCATGATCTTTCTTAACCGCCCTTTCTTGCGCTTTGATGTAAATGTCTTTTGGCTCCTGTTTTGCCACTGGGTGAGCGAATGTTAGGGCAAGCGCATCTGCCAGATCTGGTGACCCGGCCCCTTGCAATCGCTTCTTGATTAAATCTTTGCTTTCGAGAACACGCCTACCAGCACTGTCATACCAATAGATCGGTGTCGCTAATTCTTGTTTGAGTATGTTGTCATTCGGTATTGCACCACCGAGCTCTATCCATTCTTTCATCTCCCACCACATCTCAGTACGGCGGTTGATGTGCAGCTCTGGCTTTACAGCTTTGCCACCAAATGGCACTTCGATAACGCCATAGTCTAGCTGGCGTAGTCTATCGATGACGCCTGACCCTGCCCCTGCATCGATAAACACTGCATCTGGATCATGTTCTTCAATCAGGTTTGCTACCCTGGATGCTAGATCCATGTTGTCGATGCCCCTATAAACGACAGGCTTAAATGCCTGCCTACCCTGGCGTCTAAACACAACAGATCTATCGTCACCAAACCTTGCTGGATCTACTCCGAGTATAACCGGTGCATGGTCTACATCTGATTTCTGATAGATGCGTTGTGCTGCTAGCTCTGCATCAGCCAATGATATTAACTGGTCATCACCAGCTGCTGAGAAATCACATAAATATTCCCTGGCAAACGATGTCTCGGCCATGTCCCGGCGCAATCGTTCTACCTCATCAGGGTGTAAACTTTCGGTGTCATAAACTGTGTATCGTGCAGCTGTCCATCCATCGAGCTCGTTAGCCCGGTGATACAGCTCACTAAATAAATTGATACCGCTTGGCGTGCCTATGAATACTGCCCAGCCCATACGGTCAGATAAGGCCGGCTGAACGATATCATTCCACACCTCGGGTTTGATCTGCGCCACCTCATCGATGACAACACCATCTACTCTCAAGCCTCGCATGGCATCAGGATTATCTCCGCCAAACAATCTAATGATGGCCCCGTTATGTTTTAGCCTAACATACAGATCGCCTTCGTTGACCTCGATTACACCAGATCTACGCAATGGCTCCAGCTTCTGTTTTAGTCTGGCCCAGGCAATAGCTTTCGATTGTTTTAGAAAAGGCGCAATATATAAAAACAAGGCCAGATCTTTTTCAGTCTTCATAGCCTTGTCGATTAGTTCCATGATGGCCAGCTCTGTCTTGCCGGCTCTTCGATGTAATGCGTAAACGCTAAATCGTTGTCGTGATTTGTGGCATTCTTTCTGCCATGCCCTGGGATCGTATTCTAACTTAATCATCAGGCACGCCTGTACTCACAACCAGGTTTATGCCGCCTTGATGATCTAGCCCTACTTTGTCTCCATACTTTTTAGGGTTCCATTTGGATAACAGTTTTAACCTGGCTTCGATCCTGTTTTTCATCCAGGCAACGTGTGCACTGTCTAGCCTTGGGTTATCACCGCCAGCTGTCATAGGCATTGTGTCGATAATCTCCAGGCACTCTTCTGCAATAGCATCAGCACCCATGTCTCTCGCGTGCGCGATGCGTGCCAGAAACTCTGGATCTTTATCCAGCCAATGATAGATAGTTCGCCAGGCAGGCTTGCCCTCTTGTCTGCAGTATGCACGCAAAGTTTTACCATCAGATATCCAATCCAATAGCTCTTCGACTATTTTCTGGTCTGGTTTTTCAGCTGGTCTACCTGTCTTTTTTGATGGTTTTCCAGTTTTCCGGGGTTTGCGCTCTTCGTTCATATCTACAAATCTTTGCTACCGTTCCTCTATCAATGTTAAACATAGTGGATAATGTTCCATATCCAATCAAATAGTCTTCATGAAGATCTCGCATAGCATCTATAATCGCATCAGGAATGCGAGCGTTTTGGTGGGACATACCTACACGGTATCCCTTTTCATTAACCGCTATCACAACTCGAGTTACTTTTGCCATTGCTCCTATCATACATAAAAACAAATCGTTTTTAGTGATGATATATCAACATTGACTATTCAGCAACAGGAATGTCACCGGTCACACATAAGGCCCATAAAATCTGCTCGTCTGATATTTGGTCTGCACGCTCTTCTGCTACAGCATTTAATATCCGCATAGCACGCTCACGCTCAATACAAACACCGCCCACTTTGCAGTAACCTTTGCATGGTGGGCAGCGCTCGGCCTTGTTATGTACCTTACCTTTTCCTGTGTATTTGCTTGTAAAAGACATCGGTCATAACATCTTTCAATTTATTTACTGCGCTTTTTCCGCGCTTGCTTTGTCTTGCGCTTAACGCTTCTCTCCGCTTGGCCAATGGCAATCTTAGCAGTGATCGAGCTTCGCACTCGAGCCGCCATTGTTCGCAGTAGCTGCATACGCTTTCGCCACCAACTAACAAAATTGTCTTTGGCCTCTCGCATTCTTTGCATTGCATCCATAACCTACCTTCCTTTCTGTTGCTCTTGTGCTATGGAAATTAGGATGCGCTGAAGATAGACAGCTGTGTCCATTGCTTCTTCTTGCGCTTCCATTAACCATTCAGCGACAGGTCTTTCTGATTGCATCATGTTGCCGCCAAATTTTTCTAT